CAGGAGAGAGGCCAATTCACGAACAGCAGCAACTCCTTCTCCAACAAACTCTGCTGCTTGCTGTCCAAAACGAATTATCTCCTTATTGGCCTGTAGGGTTGCTTCTGATACTTTGGGCTTGTAGCCTTGTACCATGTCAGGTAAACCCAACTGCGGTAACTCCACCTCACGGGTGTCGGGTAGAGGCAACACCCTATTTTCGCGCATCTCCAGCTTGATTCGCCTATCAATGGTTCGGTGTTCTCGCACCGCACTAATCACTCTGTCATCAAAAAGCTGTAATGGCTCGGCATTAAACCTATTATCTTCGCTCGCGTATATATCAAAACTCCACTTCACACTTGGAATGCATTCAGAGGTCGGATATTCGAAGTCCGGCCCCACTATCTGGTCTATTTCCCCCTTCCCTGTGCTTTGGGTTTGCAAAAGCACTATATCCGAGGGCAGTCGATCAATTTCTCCATAGCAGTAGCTCTGCGCACGCGCGGAGAATATTGCTCCAGTTACCAGATATCCACGCATTCGATCAAAATGCGTGCGAAGCTTGGTTGTTTGACCAACTCTTGTGCCTGGATCGTCTCTGGGAGTGGCTAGGCATTTGAGCCAATCTTCCTCAGGAAGATAGGGCACAAAGTCCAATCCACTAGGCCCTTCAACGGGCATCATTTGCACGCCAAGGAACTTGTTTTCCGTTGGCAATGTTCCGGGTATAAATCTGTTTCCCTCAATGCGACTGGGATTCAGGTTAAAATTTACACGCTCCGGTTTCCAGGTTCCCTTCTTGATCTCCAATCCTTGGGTTTTGAAGAAGGCTCTGGCTTTAGCCTCATTAAAAAGGTGCTTGCGTCCGGTCGCGTTGAGATGCACTATGTACCTCTCATAGGCAACCACCGCCTTGACTGTGTCAAAAAGTGTGGTGCCTACTACTCCGGACATAAGTCCATCAGCCTCCTTTGAATATATCGCTTTTCCTTGCACCATTATCCTGGGTACCGCCAGAATTCCTTTCCAGAACTCTATAAAGCTTTCCCAGAACTGGTTGCGTCCATGCTGTTTGATGAACTCATGCTTGATGTAATCCAGTGTTAGCTCCATTGTGTCATAATCAACAGAGTAGTCCATTTGCTTAAAATCTGGTGCCACTCTGAACACCTCGCCTTCCATTGGTG